CAAGAACATCTGGCCAGTCTGTAATGTCCTGAAACATTGCCTCGACATCTTCAGCAATCTTGACATCCCGTGCATCATCGCTTGCCTGGGTGACAGTAAAATCAGCTTCCAGAATAACGTTTTTTCTTTTACTGATTTCTCCGATGATATGGGCATCCTTTTCTTCCAGCTGGTCAAACAGTTCTGCCTGGCGCCGCAGATCCCCGGCATCGGCTTCCTTTAAAATTGCAGCAAGCCTGCCCGGTGTCATGCCGTCCGCAACATAGTCCCTGAAGGCATTGGTCAAAGGGGCAGATGCCAAAGGTCGCCTGGCCGGTTTTTTCTCCGGCCGCAGAATAGGTCTGTTAAACTGATCGTATAAAGTCACCATTACCAGGCTCCCTTGGTTGCAAATCGTCTTTTGGTTGTTGTCTTGTATTCCACTTCACCGTTGCCTTTAAATTCTCTGACTGCAAAAACGGCCAGGACATGGGCAATGGCAGAGTCACCATGGCGCTGCTGGCCGTCACGGCCTTTGGTTCGCCCTGTGTCCGGAACCTTGGCAATACCCTTGATCATTTTCACAGCCCTGTGATCATCCAGGGTGTCGCCGTCTTTGGGGATAAAGGTTTCTTTGTCTTCAAAGGCGCTTTTAAATCTGGGCATATTTTCCCGGTACCACTCCTGGGAAAGCTTCACTTCTATGATCCTGTTGGGTCCATATTCCTGCCGGGCAACTTCAGCCAGGTATTCACCGTTTCCCCTTGCATCCAGGGCACCGCCCCGGAATCTCGGCAACCGATCGCAGATGTAAAACAGAATCTGGCGCTGTTGTTCAAATGGAACATTCCTCAATTCAACCACAAACGGTGCCCGGTATTTCATGCCTGGTTGCTCCTGGACCGGCCATACAACAGACAGATCACCGGACCGTCCAAAATCTTCTCCAAAATAGGTGGGATAATTTTCCGGCATTGCCGCAAGCAGGTCGTCAAGGTTTTCCTGGCACCATTCTTTGACCTCAGCTTCCCTGATCCTTTTTGGCTTATCCACAAAATCAGCTGCACAGGCTAAGCGGACAATAGGGATGGTCTCATCCTGACAGGCTTCCAGCATGCTTAAAGGAAGGAACGCGCCGCCGCCCTGGGATGGTATGCAAAAAAGTTCTTCATCCGCACCATCACCATAAAAATCAATGGTTTCATCTCTCCAAATATCTTCGGCCCCCTGGCTCCATTCCTGCCCAAGCCGCAAACAGATTCGTTTATACAGCCCATCGGCCAGGGCATCATCAAAGGTGAGCCTGTGAAGGCTGTATGGCTTTTTCCCGGCCCTGATTTCCTTGATCAGATCATTAAAAGGATTCTCATCACCATCATGGGTGGATATAATGACAACCCGGCCTCCCCACATAAGAAGGGCCAGGGCAGCTTTTAAAAGTGCTTTCAAATCGTCATGGAATGCAGCTTCATCAATAACAACTTTTCCCTGCATACCTCTCAGGTTTGACGGCCGGGAAGACAGGGCCACGATTTTATGGCCCGAGGCAAATTTGATCCTGAATGTGATAATATCTTTGTCTTCATCTTTAAAAATATACTCTTCAATTTCACCGGCGGCCTTGCTGTAAAACTTTGCCCAGTCAGCACAATCACCAATAAACTCCTGGGCCATATCTTTGTTGTACCCAATATAAAAGACATCCATCCCGGATCTGGATGCTGCCAGAAGCGCATCTTCGCTGGCTTCATCCCAGGTTAAACCGATTCGCCTGCCTTTTTCACAGACCTTGACCTTGGCATCATCTTCCTGCCACCTGGACTGATAGCCCAAAAGCACGGTGGGTGTTCTTAAAGACCGGTCTTCTTTTACATGGGTAAGGGTCATTTCTTATTTACCCCGAGAATCTGCTGTCTGATCATTTCGGCCGCTTCATCGGACAGGCCGCCCTCAACCTTGGTATCATCCTCAGCATCCGGGTTATATTTGGCCTTCATCTGATCGATGAGCTCCATGGTCTGCTTGAGCTCTTTGACCTGGGAAAGCTTCAATATTTCAGGCTGGGAAAGTAATTTGTTAAGCTTAAGTTCAACCACCTCCTGGAGCGCTTCAACTGCATCCACGGGTGTGTTGATATTTTTTAACTTTTCGCGAATTGGAGTTGACTCTGTTTTGTTTTTACTAGTGGCCATTGCTTTTTCAATAGCTGCAAAGGCATAAACGCTTTGAGGATCACCGGCAACCAGGGCGGCTTTTAAAAGCTTGGCCCTAAGCTTTACCGTGTCACGCCTAATGGATGAATACGCTTCCCTGTATTCCTTCCTGGCTTCAGCCCATCCTTCATCCTTGCCCCAGCGTTTAAGCTGCCCGGAAGACACGCCCGTGGCATCAGCCACCTGGTCATAGGTCATGCCCTCTGTAACGTATAGTTCTTTGGCATCTTCCCTTATTTCCCAGGAGATTGCTTCAGCCATGACTAAACCCCCAGGGCTTTTTTAAGGGCACAGATTTTTAATTCAAGGCCTTTGTACTGATCTACTTTCTGGGCAAGCTCAAACGCCTGTTCGTGGATCAGCTCTTCGTTCATGTCCGAAATTTCCATGTGGGGATTTGTCTCTGCCCGAAGCGTATGGATCAATCCCTGGATGGACAATTTCAAATTTTTGGTTTTAAGGTTCAGCTCCTGAAGCCTGCCCTGGTTTTCTAAACGCTCATTCATTTGCACACCTCTTTGTCTATTCGCTCAACAAGCTTTGTCATCGCTTGAGTATTCATGACAATGATGTCTTTTAGATCGTCAGCCATACTCAAGGTTCGCTTTACCAGCTCAACGTTGGATTCATACATTTTGCGCTGTTCAAGCATGTCATCCCGGTACTGTGACAAAGTCTTGTCAATTTGCTGTTTTGCAAAATAACCAAGAATCAGAACCACCCCTATCGGGCCAAGATCCAGAATCATTTTGATAATTTCAACATACTGACTGTCAGTAGCAATCGCGCTAACCATAACCGGTTCCATCAGACCTCCATTTTTTGCGTGCTTAAAAGTTCCCAATGCGCCAAATCATTAAAGTTTTGATCAGTCACATCGCCATCACCGTCCCAGTCACCACCCCAGCGGACCTGGATGCCCATTTCAACAGCCTTGGCCTTGACTTTCCCTGCAAAATAGTAAAATTGTTTTGAATCGCCCCAGGGGATGCCTTTTTTCTCTAACCATGGACCGGCATCAACGGCCATGGACGGCATGACATTATGTTTGCTGTCCGGCCATTTGACTTTTGATTTTTGTAGGACCATGCGATAGAGTTGGTTTTGCCGTCGCCTGGCCCTGTGACCTTCGACAATGGCACAATCCTCTGTTTTGATTATTTCCCGGAAAAGTTCCTGGAGGAGTGGGTGGCAGGTATCCAGCCGCAGGTCTGAATTGTTTGAAAATTTTGGCATTACATTGAGGCCTCCTGTGTTCGTCGTTTGAATTGATTTGACTGGAGGGTAATACCTTGTTTATGTGGGAGTACAGAGGAACTGTTTCAATAAAAAATAACCCTCCCGGCCAGGACTGACCAGGAGGGTTATTTTTTTTATCAGTTTAAAATAATTTTAATTGCTGCTCTTTGATTTTAGGCTTGATCTTTCTTTGCTCCTGTACGATCTCCCTGACATACCGTGTGGTCAAATTATATTCGGTAGCCAGTTCTTTGTGGTTATACCCGGTAAATTCTTTATAAATTCTGCGATTGCGGGCGCTGCGGATCACAGACTCCACCTTGGGAAAATAAAACACGTCACCGCCAAAAACTTCGACGAGATTTTTGGCGGCCGATAACCCGACTAATTTTATTAGCAGGGCCATAGCGTCATCATCAAAATCAACGGCTTTTATTTCATCCCACAGGTTCATTCATTCCCCTTTATATTATTTGGTTGAATGCCTGAATGGTATAATTGATAACCATTCCTTGAAATGATTTTTGTAATTAAAGCCACCAAACTGGTCACTGTAAATCTGATCTAATATAAAAAGAATTGAGATAATTATTACGTTCATAAAAAAGAGAATGACCGCCACCGGGAATAATATTAATTTAAAAAGTTCTTTCATTTTTACCTCTCTATATTGTGTAGTTTAACAGCAATCAGTTAAAAATCTTAAGGCCATTGCACCCACCTGAGCAGCTTCTTTTTTGGTTAAATTTGGGGCAACATTTCCCTTGATGTTATCCCAAAGTTCGTCAACTTCTTCTTTTAAAACCGCATATCCTTCATGCTGACTATTGAACTTGCCGAACCTGATTAAAGCAGAGGAATATTCATCTAAAATTAACTGTGCCGCCTGATTTTTTTCCATATTATTTAGTTACCTTTCCGCTAATTACATCAATAAGTTGAAATTAAATTTCCACACCTTCAGTCAATTCATCTACTAATTTTTCAAGCCTTGGGTCTGGTTTATGGACGTTGATTCCGTTGTCTATTTCATATTCAATATCTTTTAAACATGAGTCACAGATACCGATTTCACACATTGCGTATGGCCTTTTGCATCGG